TTCCATAACTTTATGAACTATGGTTCCTTTGTCTGCTTTTTGATTACTAGGAGATCTATGCCCCAAAACATATTCAAGAAAATATTGTTGTTCACACATGCAGTGTGTACCGTAACTGGAACTTCTTAGGTATGTGATAATCATAGAACACCTATTTTTCTAAGATATGCACTTATATAGTAATTTTTTTCATGTATGTCCATATCCTGATTGTCTACGACTAAATCAAAATTTGTATAATCGTAATTTTCTTTGTCTAATGCAGTTTCGCTAGAGTGATCAGAATCATATACATTTCTATTTAGCTTGATAACAATACCTCCCGCATTTTTGACTGCTTTAACCTCATTAGGAAATCTACAATCAGCTATTAGTGCTAGATCAGGATCTTCTTGTTTGATTTTTCTAATGGTAGCAGAAGACCATACATGGCACTGCATTTTACGAAACATATCTGTACCAACAATTTGTAGAACTTCTCTAGAAGATAATTGTTTGTCATTCCAATAGCAGTCAACAAGTTCGTTTTTTTCTTCGTCAGTTCCGTAGCATTGGCGATATTCTAAACCAAAAATATCAATACATAAATTTTTTAATGGATCTGCAAAGTTGTATATTTTAACTAAACCTTTGGGATTTCTAACTTCAAATGCTTGGACTACGCCCATTGCCGCACTTGTTTTACCGGATTGCTTTCTTCCTGCAAAACCAATAAGTTTCATACTATTTTCTCCAGAAAGGGTTTGATTTCTTCATTAATTTGTTCTGTGGTCATTTCTCCAACATCTGTTGCTGTAATTTTTGGTATATAAATTTTGTATGTGTTTTCACATTTACTTTTAATTTGCTCAGCAGCTTTTTTTCCAGCTTCGTCATTATCGGTTAACACCACAAGGCTCATAGCTCCACTAGAATCTAAAATCACCTTTTGTCTGTCGCTTAGAGACGATCCAAATATACCTACGCTATTATGTATTCCGTTCTCTTCTAATCTCCACACATTTCCTGGGCTTTCTACTATAATAGCAACATTAGATTCCATAATATACTTTTTAGCAAACCAGAAGTTGTATAAATGATTTTGACTTTTGAAATCCTTACTATGCTTCCATTTAGAATAGACCCATTGATTATCTTTGTTAGGACATGTATGGTTCTGGTTATGAAAACAAGAACATATATTGCATTTTTCGAATATGCTTCTTCCGGAACATCCTACCATATATTCATAATTATCATCGTATATAGGAACGACAACTCTATTGTACATTTCTTTCCCTGGTTTGTCGCACAATCCTACGTCATATTTCTTTAAGGTTTCTACTGAATAACCTCTATCAATAAAATATTTGGCGGGAATATCTAGGGCCTTGACGATAGAATCTCTTTTGATTAGTTTTTGTAATTCTTTAACTTCATTGTGTATATATCCAACTACTGCTGTGAAGACTTTTTTATTGCGGTCTGCGTTAGATATTTTGATATTGCTAAAATCTTTATTTAAAAATTTTGTAGCAAATTCTACGGATTCTTTAAAAGAACAAAATTTATCACCGTTTTTCTCCCAGTTATATTTTTTGTTAGATATGATTCCTCTGATAAAACCTATAATAGATCCTTTAAAGATTTTTTCGCAGTTGTGTGTTCTGCATTTCCAATTGCCTCTATAATTATCTCCAGTATAATAAAGACTAATTGCAGATGGATTATCTCCTCCATGAATTGGACAACACATACTCATCATTTTGCCATTAGACTTATATTCTAGTTCAAAATGATCTAGTAGTTCTTCTATGTGATCACATAAGTCATCACATAAAACCTTTAACTTAAACTGATCATTCAAACGGGATTCTGTCATCGTCGTTGTCATCAATTACAAATCCTTGGTCGCTATTTTGTACATTATTTACCAATTCTAATCTTGTTTTATTTTCTGTAATCTTAGCACACCAACCTTTCATGTTGCAGTTGATGTAGTCGTTATCGTCAAGTCCCCCTCCATGTCTAGCAATAAGAGGCACTAATTTTCTATTTCCGTTTGCAGGTCCGTCTTCCGCTATTTCTTCGTCGCTTTTCCTTTTAAAGATCGTAAAGTTAGAACATAGCCAAATAATTCTATCAGAACCGCTTGCAGAATCTGTACTTTCTTTGGTTATGCCGTCTCTATTTAACTGGATGAACGCCACTATCGGAACTTTATATTTGACTGCAAAATTATGCAACTGCGTCATCATAAAGCCAAGAACTTGATACTCCTTCAAGTCTTGAGTCATTCCACTAGTATCCATCAATTTCAAATAGTCGTAAAATATTACGCATTCTTTTGCTGTTCCATCATCATTAAGTCCAACCTCTTTAACAAGCCATCTTTTCATAATACTAATTTGATCTTCAAACGGTTTCCCAGCAATAGTCTTGTAGTATAAGTTAGTATTCTGTAGTTTTTTCACAGCTTGCTGAATTTTTGTGTATTTATCTGGATTCTCAGAAAATTGTCCAGTTTCTATTTGATTAATCTCTGTTTCTGTCATCATAGCAAGAACTCTATGAATATGATCTTCTTTAGACATTTCCGTATCCATATTTAATACGGGGATGCCTTTAGAAGCTATGTGATAACCCATATTATCAGACAGTAACGTTTTACCAGTCTTTGGTCTTGCTCCGATTACATTGACAGTACCCTTTCTTAATCCCCCGCCAATTGCTTGGTCATAAATTGGAAAACCAGTAGGAATACCAATTTGGTCTATAGGATTCTCTTCAAGTTCCTTAATGTATTCCTCCAGATTATTTGCTATATGATGAGGAGCATCTTCACTATCATTCAGCAGATTGGTGAAGTTGAATACGGTGTCTTCTGCAATTCCTAAAATACTGCCGATAGGTTCTGTACCATTAATTTCCAGTAATTTATCTTGAGCTAGTTCTAGTTGTTTTCTTAAAAGTCTCGTAATTTCTAGTTTTCTGATTTTAGCGGCGAATTTCCTGATGTTTTTAAGGCTCACAGGAAAATCCATGATTGCTCTAAGATGCTGTGCTTCTTCTTTTTTTTCTAGAATATTGACAACGTTAAGTTCCTGAGCAACAGAGTATATCGAAGCAATATCTATTTGCGAATTGCTTTCGCATAACTTTTTCAAGCATTTATAGATTACGACATTACTATCTACAGTAAACGTATTTTCGTTAATGATGTCTGATATTTCCATATAGGCAGTATCGCCATATGTAAAAATACCAGCCAAAACGGCTCTTTCTGCCGAAGTATCCGCTAAAATCATACTATACTGCCTCTTCTAGCCTGCTGATGTTGAGCACTTGTTGCATTTGTATCGTTCCTTTGATTCAATATAATTAGAATTGACTTGTTCTTCCTTACCACACACTCTACATCTTACACTAACAGAGTTGAATTGTCTAGTCCTTTCTGTAGGTGGACGCACATTTAATTTTTTATCTATCAAAGTATCTTCTTTATGCATATGTCTTTCTGGCATAGTAAGAAATTTATTGACTATTTTATTTTTGTTATTATCTGTTTTCTGTTTTGTTCTTATTGCTCTTTTTCTTTTGGGTTTTACCTGTTTTTCTGGCTCATTATCCTCTAAGCCCTTTTGTAAGATAGCTATTAATGCCATAATGTCTTCTTTATCAAGTCCCATTTTTCACCTTGTTCCTTTGTATAGAAAGTAAAATATCTGAAAGATTTTTGATATTGTTTGCTAAATACCCAAGCCTGTCCATTCTTTGTTTTGCATATTTTTTGATTCGATTTAGAGCAAACGCTTTTTCGTTTCCGATAATTGCTTGATAACTTTTTTCTACATAGCCGTATCCTTTATAATTATTTATATCGTTAGCTATAATCTCTTTTATCGTCTCTTCTGCCCAATTATGTCGTGCCTGTTCTCTATTGATAGTTCTTTGAATATGAAAAGCGAACTGACCCAATCTCATTGAAATCTGAGCACAATCTTCTGGACTAAGTTTTTCAATAACGTTTCTATTCATAGTAAGGTATTCTTGTAGTTCAATCTCTTGAAAAGCACTTTCAGAATAGACAGGCATACCAATACCTTTTTCGTATTCGTCAAGGATGTCATCCCAGTATTTGACTTCGTCTTTACTCTTCATGCAGAATGTTCCTCCAATTTTCATCTGTTTCATCGAACGGAAATACTATGTGTTTAATTCCATTTTGCTCGCACCATTCTTTTTTCTCGGTATCTCTTTTCTTTGCTTTTGTAAAAGAAACCAAGTTAGTATGATAGAAAGGAATAAACCTATAGTGTTTTTCTCCATGTACTTCTACGCAGATCTTTTTTAAAGGCAGATAAAAATCCATGTATAGAGTAACACCTTTTCTCAAAGGCATAGAAACTTCTTCCAGAATTTGTAAGGTTGGATATTCTTCTTTAAGCAGCATTCTTGCTCGTAGATGCAGCTCCGACTTATTTGCTGCTCCATAAGCAACATTACCAGTTAGCAACCAGTTGTGGTTATTTCCGTCTAAATCTTTTATTAGCATTTTACACCCATCATCTCCTTAACCTGTTTTAGTAAATCCTCATAAACTTCTGGATTGTCAGCGATGTATTTTTTAACTTTCTCAATCCCTTGAAACTTGGGCTTGTCTTCTAAATGAGTCAGCGTAAACCAAGCTCCAGCCTTGTTGATGATACCAAAATCAGATGCTAGTTGGGCTATCTCTGTATACTTATCAATCCCCTGACCATAACGAATGTAACTTGTCATGCTCGCACCAGGAGCGCCCAATGCAGAGCATACTACTTGCCATTCTACTTCTTGTCCAACAGGTGTTGTATCGCTTCCTATGGTCCAAGGACTAAACTTCTTTGCTCTAAGTTTAATGTCGGTTTGATAAGCAATTGCTTGACCAGATTTTTCCTTAAATTCTGCTCCATAGCCAGTTGGATTGCCCATTAAATGAGTAATACCAATAACAATATTTTTATTAACAGGAATAACATTTGCTACCTTTCTACAAAATTTAGCCAAAAGTTTTGCTCCATCTGCACGCTGCATTTTACTCATATCACTTGTAATTTCTGCTTCTGTACATAGAGCAGAATAACTGTCGATAATTACGACTGAACCAGGAACTTCATTGATAATCTTTTCAGCAATTTGTAGATACTCTTCTGCATGTAGGATCTTTCCTTGCTGAGATCCTATAACATGGAATTTCTCGGGTTTTAGATGTGGTATTCCTTCTAGGTCTCTTTTCTTTAATCTACCTTCAATATTTAGGTAGTACACTTCTCTTCCATCTTTAAAAGAATCCTGTCCATATTTTGGGTCTTGTGCTGTGGCAGCAAGGTAAAGCGAAGTGGTTGTTTTGCCGCATTTGGGTTGTCCTGTTAGAACAACAAAACTTCCTTCTGGAACTCCCCCATTTAATAAAATATCTAATACAGGACTTACTGGGATCACCATATTGTTGGTGTCAATAATGGAGTTTCCGCTTAAAATTATATTGTCTCCAAAAGTTTTAGTGATATCTTTTTCTATACTACTCATCGTCTAAGTCCTTAAGTTTTGAAATTATGTTTTTATTTGTGGTCTTTTTGGCAAATTTAATATCTGTTTTACGTTTGTATGACTTGGTCAATTCTTGATTTTCTGAGTCAATGATTTTCTCATGTCTCTCTATGATAGGAATCAGAAAAGGAGCACGAAGAGAATAAATCTTGTTGGCTTCTTTATCTTTCAGTGCTCTGATAATAGCATTAACTGGGTACTTCTTAATTAATTGATTCGCCGTTCCTATTTGATTCCTAAAGAATGTAGACCATTTCTTGCTTACCCAAAACCTGAAATGTAAATCTTCCTTATTATTCTTTGCTTTTTTTTCACATATTATTTCTGTGATATATTGAGCAGGAGAGACTTCCTTACCATTGGAGTACTTAGAGATATATTTGTTATTCATCTTTCAATAATGCGAATACAATCTTTCCATCTGGGATTTAGATTAGACGTTTGATTTTTCTTAGCTTCGTCATTATATTGCGAAGCTGCTTCTGTCATTATACTAACATTATTTGCACCCTTAGCACTAGTTTTCCTAATCATAAGGTCATGAGATTTTGATTTTCTCTTTGCTTTATTTGTAGTCGCTGGATCATTAATCAAATTTTCTACATCTTTTTCATCTATTTGTAGTTCTTTAGAGATGTTTTTAATCGACATTTTCATTACATTATGCAAATACATTACAGCATATTCTGTTTGCTTCTTCGTTGATTCAACTTTTTTAGATGTCGTCTTTTTCTTTGCCATTATGCCATCTCCCTTTGTGCGTTATTTAACCATGCAATATTTCTGCTTTTCAAGAAATTTAAATATAAATCAAATACTCTCATATTGACTTCCTTAAAGTCCCATTCTTTTCTTCCTATTTTAGATAGAAATTTATTTTCTTTTCCTTCACTATGTAGTCCTATTGGATTAAAAATTTTCCCATACGCCCCAATCTTGATAAAATATCTAGTCCTGTTGTTAACAGTGATAGAGCGAGCAAGGGCTTTGTTCTCTTCTGTTCTAGGTTTATCTTCTTCGTCTATATAGTCATGATTCCCAAGTATCGTATAGTATTTTGTGTCTATACTAGACTTTTCTTTCGTCGGATTTAGGATTTTGCGAATATCTCTTTCCATATTTTTCTCCTGTTAGTTTGGCCATATTGTTTTTGGTGGCTTTTTAATTCGTGACATACCTTTTGGTAATGCTTTATCTGAAACTTGTTCCTTATAGGAGTTGTGCTTATGATAAAGATGACGC